GAATATGGCAGGTGTACCGTTATTGGTACCAATTATTCATAGACCAGATGCAGTGAGACCGTTTGGACGTTCGCGAATAACGAGGGCTGGAATGTATCATCAACGGTATGCTAAGCGAACTTTGGAACGAGCCGATGTAACGGCAGAATTTTATTCTTTTCCACAAAAGTATGTGACAGGGTTGAGTAATGATGCTGAACCACTAGATAGTTGGAAAGCGGCGATTTCTGCAATGTTGTCATTTACGAAAGATAGTGACGGTGATGCTCCGAAGTTGGGACAGTTTACGACGTCTAGCATGACGCCATTTACCGAGCAGTTAAAAACGGCGGCAGCAGGTTTTGCAGGGGAGGTAGGATTGACACTTGATGATCTGGGGTTTGTATCTGAAAACCCCTCTAGTGTGGAAGCTATAAAGGCGAGTCATGAGAATTTAAGACTTGCAGGACGTAAGGCGCAACGTAGTTTGGGGTCTGGGTTATTAAATGTTGCCTATGTTGCTACTTGCCTAAGAGATGGGTATGCTTATTCACGAGAGCAGTTTTCAAGCACGAAACCTAAGTGGGAGCCGTTATTTGAAGCAGACGCCAACACATTGACATTGATTGGCGATGGTGCCATTAAATTAAACCAAGCAATACCAGGATTCATTGACGGAGAGACAATTCGAGATTTAACAGGAGTAAGAGGAGCTGATGCAAATGGATAAAGACATTGTTCCTGAACTGCTCGCCAATATTGAGCAAGAATTTGATTTGCGAACGTTTGACAATCCTAAACTAAAAATGGCTATTCAACAACTTAGAGACAAGCTGGCGACTTATAGGAATGTTAATGAATTTGCTGTTGAGATTGGAGAAATATTAGCAAGCACTTTGAAAGGGCAGATTACAGGGGATACGTTGCCTGACGGAAAGATGTATTATAATATTGCAGAGCGTATCTTAAATACAACGATGAAGAAAAATTATGATTTGATTTCGGGTTATGCTGCCGATGTGCAAACGGAATTAAACCATAAGGCAGGCTTGCATTTGAAAGGGCAAAAGCCATCACTTAACAAGGACCGTATAAATGGAATTGTGAATCGTGTTTCTAATGAGGACGATTTTTCAAAAATCAAATGGATACTAGATGAGCCGATTGTGAATTTCAGTCAAAGCATTGTTGATGATGCGATTAAGACAAATGCTGATTTTCATTTGAAAGCAGGATTGTCACCTAGTATTGAGCGTACAGCCACAGGTAACCCTTGTGATTGGTGCAAGGCAGTAGAGGGTGTTTATAACTACCCTGATGTACCCAAAGATGTCTTTCGCAGGCATAGACATTGTCGTTGTAATGTTGATTATGACCCAAAGACGGGGAAAAGGCAAAATGTTTGGTCGAAAAAGTGGAAAGAGCAGGAAAGATATGATAAAATAGAGGCAAGAAAAGAATTACATCGAAAATCACAAAGTGGTGATGAGGTGAAATATATTTCGGATAAGAGATTTGAGCAACTTACTGTTGAAGCAAGGAAAAATGGTGCAGAGATTATACATGGTGGCGAGTGGGCAAATATGCATTTGGATTCTATGGGGGCAAGTGCAGCGAATATAGGTGATTGGCTAATCTTTAGAGATAGAGTCACTATTAGCGAAGTCTTAGAGGAAACGTATCACTTTACACAATACCTAAATAGATTGAATTATGATAAAAATATAGAATTAATGAGTATACTAAACGAAATTGACGCGAAAGAATATCTCTTGGAAAATGCTAAAAAATATCGCATACCAAGACGTGAAGTCGAAGGAACTCAACGACATTTAGAAGAATACAAAAATGCATTGGTTAAATGGAAGGAGGAGCATACAAATGGATAAAATTGTGGGACAATCCAAAATCGGGAAATATACCGTGCTTTACTTAGAACCGAACCCAAATAGATACTTTATGGATTATAGAAAGTATAAAATAAAAGATAGAGAGTACGAGCCTGTTCCAGTATATGATGCAAAAAACACAATCGCAATCATAACCGATGAGAAACAATTTGTTGACGAAACAGTAGAGTATATTTAATAGCACTTAATTACAATTATGTAACTAGGTGCTATTTTTATATTCAAATTTAAGGAGGTGGAAAATGAAAAAATAGTAAAATGCTTTCCAGCGATAGGATTATCATGCACAAATCAGATTGAAAGGAGATATTATGACTACTAAAGTAAGACTTGGTAATCAACATCCTACTCAATCGGTAATTCTTCCATATACTGAAACATTATATCAAGAAGCGGTTGGCATCTACGAAAGAACAAAACTTAAATGCTATGAGTGGCAATCAAATATATTGATGTGTATTATGGCTATCGATGATGATGGTTTATGGATTCATCAGAAAAATGGCTTCTCACTCCCGCGAAGGAATGGTAAAACGGAGATTGTTTATATATTTGAACTTTGGGCATTGGAAAAGGGTTTAAGTATATTGCACACCGCACACCGCATCAGCACTTCGCATTCATCGTTCGAAAAAATGAAGAAGTATCTTGAAAAGTCGGGGTATGTCGATGGAGAGGACTTTAACTCTATTAAAGCTAAAGGACAGGAACGTATCGAGTTATATAAAAGTGGTGGCGTGATTCAGTTCAGAACAAGAACAGGTAACGGGGGATTGGGTGAAGGGTTCGATGCATTAATTATTGACGAAGCTCAAGAGTACACTACAGAACAAGAGTCGGCATTGAAGTACACTGTTACGGATAGCGCAAATCCCATAACAATTATGTGTGGAACGCCACCGACACCCGCTTCAAGTGGCACCGTATTTACTAGTTATAGAGAAAAGACACTGTTCGGTCAATCGAATTATGCAGGCTGGGCAGAGTGGTCCGTGGAAGATGTTAAAGATATTAACGACGTAGAAGCTTGGTATAATTCTAACCCATCAATGGGGCATCATTTGAATGAGCGTAAAATTGAAGCCGAACTCGGTGAAGATAAATTGGACCACAATATTCAACGTCTTGGATATTGGCCGAAATATAACCAAAAATCAGCAATCTCGGAAAATGAATGGCTAGGATTAAAGGTTAAGGCGTTGCCTATTCTTAAGGGACCTCTTTTTGTTGGAATCAAATACGGCAACGATGGTGCGAATGTAGCAATGAGCATAGCGGTTCGAACTTTATCAGGAAAAATATTTGTCGAAACCGTTGATTGTCAATCAGTTAGAAATGGGAATCAATGGATTATTAACTTCTTAAAAAAGGCGGATACAACAAATGTTGCTATTGATGGAGCTGCTGGGCAAAATGTTCTAAAAAGCGAAATGAAGGATTTCAAATTAAAAGAGCCTATATTGCCGAAAGTTTCAGAAATCATTGCAGCTAATTCAATGTGGGAACAAGGTATTTATCAAAAAAGTGTATGTCACATGGATCAACCATCACTCACGGCAGTTGTAACCAACAGCGATAAGCGAAATATAGGTTCTAACGGTGGGTTCGGGTATAGAGCGCAGTTTGATGATATGGATATCAGCTTAATGGACAGCGCATTACTAGCGCACTGGGCTTGCAGCAATAACAAGCCTAAGAAAAAACAACAAATCAGGTATTGAGCGACTTCAATTATGGAGTCGCTATTTTAATACAAAAAAATTACCGATACCACCGGGTAAGTGGGAGAAAGGACGTATATTATGTCAGAAACATTTAAAGCAATTACAACACAAGAGGAGTTTGACAAGGCCGTACAGTCAAGAGTCGTAAGAGAGCAAGAAGTTTTAGCAAAAAAATACGGTGATTATGATGAACTCAAGATGCGTAATGAAGAACTAGAAACTGAAGTAGGAACTCTGAAGGCAACCATCGAAACGACAAGCCAAGATACGAAAAATCATGAGCAAGTAGTAGCAGACTTAAATGCAAAGATTGCGGGATATGAAACAGCAAGTCTAAGAACAAAAATTGCATTACAAAATGGACTACCGATTGATTTGGCAGAAAGACTTGTCGGAGATGATGAAGAAAGCATCAAAGCTGATGCAGAACGACTCGCTTCTTTTGCGGGTAAACAGCAACCAACTGCACCACCACTTAGAACACCTGAAAAACCTTTGGGGGATGATAAGGACGGTGCATACAAATCACTATTAGAAAACATTGATTCAGAAGGAGAATAAAAATTATGTCAGTATTATCAAAAGGAAATTTATTTGAACCACAACTTGTATCAGACTTAATCAGTAAAGTGCAAGGAAAGAGTTCGCTAGCAGTGCTATCAGCGCAAAAACCAATTCCGTTTAATGGCCAAAAGGAATTTACATTTACAATGGATTCGGAAATTGACGTTGTAGCAGAAAATGGAAAGAAATCGCACGGTGGAATTTCTATAGCACCACGTACTATTGTACCGATTAAGGTAGAGTATGGAGCGCGTGTATCGGATGAATTCTTGTATGCATCGAATGAGGAAAAAATCGATATTTTGAAGGCGTTTAACGACGGATATGCGAAGAAACTTGCTAGAGGTTTGGATATTATGGCATTTCATGGAAAAAATCCACGTACAAATGCAGCGTCTACGGTTATTGGAAGCAATCACTTTGACAGTGAAGTAACACAAACGGTTGCATTTGGCCAAGCAGACCCTGATGCGAATATCGAAGCAGCAGTGGCAATGGTTCAAGGTGTAGGTGGAACTGTAACGGGACTTGCGGCAGACCCAGAATTTACATCGGCATTAGCAGGAATGCGAACAGGTGGAGATACAAACATTCGCTTATTCCCAGAGTTGGCATGGGGAGCAAATCCAGGTTCTATTAATGGATTAAAAACAGATATTAACAATACAATAGCAGCAGGAACAAATAATGTGGCTATTATTGGAGATTTTGTAAATGCGTTTAAATGGGGATATTCTAAGCAGATTCCATTTGAGATTATTAAGTACGGTGACCCTGATAATAGTGGACAAGATTTGAAAGGATATAATCAAGTATATTTGCGTTCTGAAACTTATTTGGGCTGGGGTATTCTTGAACCAGAGAATTTTGTAAGAATTGAAAAATAGGAGGAACTTATGAGATATAAAAATGTAAAAACGGGGGCTGTGTTTAGCAGCCCTTGTGTTATCAAAGGTGGCGACTGGGTAGATGCAACAGATAAGTCAAAAGAAGATATTACAGAATTAGAAACAGATGAGCAAAAGGTTGAAATGGAAGACGAAAAAGAAACGGAAGATGAATTGTCAGAAATCACTAAAAAGCAGATCATGCGAGAACTTGATGCATTCGGAGTTAAATATGATTCAAAGGCAAATAAGCAAGAATTGTATGATTTAATGCTGGAACAAGGACGGTAATATTATGGCGTCTTTTGCAACAATAAACGATGTAACAGAACTATGGAGACCACTTACAGCAGAGGAAACGGCAAGAGCAAAGCAATTACTCGAAGTAGTTTCAGATTCATTACGCATGGAAGCCGATAAGGTCGGCAAAGATTTGGACTCAATGATCGTGGAGAACCCTGCTTTTTTTGCAAGTGTTGTAAAGTCGGTTACTGTTGATGTTGTAGCGAGAACGCTTATGACATCGACAGACCAAGAACCAATGACGCAGACAGCAGAAAGCGCGCTGGGGTATTCGTGGTCGGGTTCTTATCTTGTACCAGGAGGTGGATTGTTTATAAAAAATTCCGAACTTAACCGTTTGGGTTTACGAAAACAAAGATATGGGGTGATTGATTTCTATGGGCAGAATTAAGGGAAGCACTGTTATTCTAGTGGACAAAATCGAAAAGAGTAAAGATCCATTCGGACAATCCATTTATGAGGAACTAGAAATTGAAGTTGAAAATGTTTTGATTAGTCCGACATTGTCAGAGGATATTGTCAATCGTTTAACCCTAACTGGAAAGCAAGCAGTCTATACGCTTGCAATCCCAAAAGGCGACACACACAGTTGGGAAGATAAAGAAGTGAAGTTTTTTGGTGAGCGCTGGCGAGTATTTGGTATACCACTTGAGGGCATAGAGGAAAATATGCCACTTGATTGGAATAAGAAAGTGACGGTGGAACGTTATGGCTAAAATGAAATTTGTGTTGAATAGCAATGGCGTAGGGCAACTTTTGAAATCGGCAGAGATGCAGAAAGTTCTAACGGGACACGCTACAGCTATAAGAAATAGATGTGGTGATGGATATGAACAGGATATTCATGTTGGAAAGAGTCGTGCAAATGCAATGGTCAATGCGACATCGCACAAAGCAAGGAGAGAAAATGCAAAGAACAATACTCTGTTAAAGGCGGTGCGATAATGATTGAAATGGTAATTTATAACTATCTTAATAAGCATTTACCCATACCAGCCTTTTTGGAAAAAAACGGGAAGATGCCAGATAAATATGTATTGTTTGAAAAAACCAGTGGTGGCAAAAGAAACCACATCCCCTCATCTACATTTGCTTTTCAAAGCTATGGGAAGTCTATGTATGAGGCGGCAATGCTCAATGAAGAATTAAAAGAAGTTATTGAAAACATGATTGCTCTGAATGAAATCAGTGGAATCAAATTAAACAGTAATTATAATTTTACAGACACGGAAACAAAAGAGTACAGATACCAAGCGGTATTTGATATCAACTATTATTAGGAGGAAAAAGAAATGGCAGATGCAAAAAATGTATCAACAGCAAAACCAAAAGTCGGCGGTGCGGTTCATGTTGCACCACTTGGAACGACGTTGCCCACAGACCCAACAACAGCTTTAAATGCCGCATTTAAAAGTTTGGGTTATATATCGGAAGATGGGGTGACAAACAGTAACTCGCCATCATCAGAAAATATTAAGGCATGGGGTGGCGATACGGTTGCAAGTATTCAAACAGAAAAAGAAGATACGTTTTCTTATACTTTAATTGAATCAACAAATATTGAGGTTCTAAAAGAAGTATATGGTGGCAGTAATGTCTCGGGAACTTTAACGTCTGGAATCACAATCAAAGCAAATTCTACAGAATTAAGCGAGCACACGATTGTTGTAGATATGATTTTAAAGGCGGGTGTATTAAAGCGTATTGTCATACCTAACGGAAAAGTTTCAGAAATTGGAGAGATTAGTTATGCGGATGGAAGTGCCATTGGCTATGAAACGACAATAACAGCAGTTCCAGACACAGCAGGAAACACACATTACGAGTATATCAAAAAGCCAGCATAGGAGGAGAAAGCATGTTAAAAGGAAAAACGAAATCGGGGTTTGAATATGAAATTGCAGACGAAAGGCTAAACAATTATGAATTATTAGAAAGTATGGCAGAGGTGGATAGTAACCCGCTTATACTTCCAACGGTTATTAATTTATTGCTGGGAAAAGAAAACGCGATGGTATTAAAGAGCCACGTAAAAGGCGATGGGGAATTTATATCAACTGAAAAGTTAAGTCAAGAATTGCAGGAAATATTTGATAGTAAAGAAGTAAAAAACTCCTAATCCTTGCTGGAATGATTCGCTTAGATGAGGACGCATTGATATGCGACCTTGCAGAAACATATAGTATCTATGATTACAGACAGTTACCGCCTAAAACGGTAGCTGTTTTTTCTTGTGGTTTAAAGGATGATTCTAGGATAAAAATGAAAATATCTGGAAATTCTGTATCTTTGGAAATTTTTTTGTTAGCGAATATAAGTGATGGAATTAGGGGGTTATTATGGACCAAGTCAAAGGGCGCCGAAAAAGGTAGAAATCAACCAACATCTATTTTGGAAATGTTATATCCCGACAAAACTAAGAAACAAGATACAAGAGTGTTTCATTCTGGTGAGGAGTTTGAGAAAGAAAGAGAAAAATTGATGAAAGGAGATGAGAATTAATGGCAACAGAATTAGGAAAAGCGTATGTGCAGATAATGCCGTCCGCTAAGGGCATCGGTGGTTCGATTCAAAGTGAATTAGATCCAGAAGCAACATCGGCTGGTAAAAGTGCTGGGCTTAAAATTGGAGCAGGACTTAAACTTGCAGCATTGGCATCAGTAGCGGCGATAGGAGTGGCGCTGGGAAAAACAATATCTGCGTCGTTAGCTGAGGGTGCAAAACTCCAACAATCTTTAGGTGGAATTGAAACGTTGTTTAAGGGCAGTGCAGATAAGGTGAAAGCATACGCAAATGAAGCATACAAGACAGCGGGACTATCTGCGAATGCTTATATGGAAAATGTAACAAGTTTTAGTGCAAGCCTATTGCAATCGCTAGGTGGTGATACGGAAAAGGCAGCAGACAAAGCAAACATGGCTATGGTTGATATGTCTGATAATGCGAATAAAATGGGTACAAGCATGGAAGCTATTCAGAATGCGTATCAAGGATTTAGTAAATCAAATTACACGATGCTGGACAATTTGAAGTTGGGTTATGGTGGCACAAAAGAGGAAATGTCAAGGCTACTAAAAGATGCTCAAAAGCTAACAGGCGTTAAATATGATATAAGCAATTTATCAGATGTATACGATGCAATCCATGTAATACAAAATGAACTAGGTATCACTGGAACGACTGCGCTTGAAGCTGCCGAAACATTTAGTGGCTCTGCGGCTGCAATGAAAGCGGCATTTTCTAATGTCTTAGGTGGATTGGCATTAGGGCAAGATATTCAACCTGCATTGCAGGGGTTGGCAGAAACAACGGCAACTTTCTTGTTTGGAAATTTTATCCCAATGGTCACCAATATTTTAAAAGCATTACCTGGAGCGATAGTTTCTTTTTTTAAAGCGGCAGTACCACAATTTCTGGCTGGTGGTAAAGAAATGTTGGAGTCTTTGGGGATAGGCATAGATAGTGGCATGTCGGGCTTTTTGTCAAAAGTGCTTACAACGATTAGCCCAGTTATTGAGGGATTTAAGACGGCTTTTGGACAGTTGCCAGCTCTAATTGAAACGGTTGTATCTACAATCGTTCCAATTATTGGGAAAATAGCCACAGCTTTTACGAAGTTAGATTTCAGCGGAACACAAGCGGTACTTAGTGCGATTATTCCGGCAATTCAGAATGCGTTTAGTACCATGATGGCGATAGTTGCACCAGCGATTGATAAGGTTATTGAATCATTTACTAAATTATGGAATGCAATACAACCATTATTGACGATTTTGGCAGATGCATTAATGCCAGTATTGCAAATAGTGGGTGCATTTTTAGGTGGTGTATTTAAAGGTATTTTGCTAGGCGTCTCGGGGTTGTTTGATGTGCTTAAGGTTGTAATAGAATTTTTAACGCCTGTTATAAATGTTTTGGTGAATGCTATTAAAGCGTGCTTGCCAGTCTTTACGAAAATAGCAGAGTGGGTAGGTGTTTTGGTTGGATTATTTGCTGATTTTGGAACGGCAGGAAATTCATTAAAAGCAATATTAAAAAGTGCATGGACGAATATCAAATCGGCAATTTCTATGGCAGGTCAAGGAATTTCGGCTGTTATCAATGTTGTGAAATCAGCTTTTACAAGTGCTGGAAGTGCAGGTGGTGTACTCAAAAACATATTAAGTACAGCATGGAATGCTATCAAGACGGCAATATCTGTAGTTGGAAATGCAATAGGTAGTGTAATTAATACAATAAAATCTATTTTCAGTAGCTTAGGGAGCGCAGGAGGCTCTTTGAGAAATACCATGAGTGCTGCTTGGAATGGGATGAAAGCGGTTATCTCAACTGTTAGCAATGCAATAAAAACCATAGTTAATGGTGTTAAAACTGTCTTTAATGGATTGAAAAATATTAACTTACTAGCAATAGGGAGAGCTATCATAGATGGGTTCTTGAAAGGCATAAAAGCTTCATTTGAAAAAGTGAAAGACTTTGTTGGTGGCATTGCTACCTGGATTAAAAACAACAAAGGACCTATCGAATATGACCGAAAACTTTTGATTCCTGCAGGTGATGCGATTATGTCGGGACTTGATGAGGGATTGCGAGACAAGTTTAAAGATGTACAGAAAACAATCGGGAGTATGGCAAATCAAATGCTAGATGAATTAAGCTTTACGTTGACACCAGAAGTAGATTTGGCTACTGACGTAGGCAGTGTGTCGTTAGCGAACTTAGACAATATAACAAAACCTGCGAATATTAGTGTGAATAGCACGAATGAGAAATTGGATAGTCTTATTAGGTTATTAGATGCTTTGAACCAACCACAAGTATTACATGCCACATTAGAAGCTGACGGACGAGAATTTGCAAAGATTAGTGCACCATTTACGAAAGTTGAAATGGACAAATTAGAAAGACGGAATATGAGATTGGAGGGGCGACGTTGATGAGTAATTTACCTAAGCAAGCGCTTAATTTAAATGGAGTATGGCTTGATAATGAGCTTGAGGGATTCAAAACGTTAAGTGCTACAGGTCGAGAACTGATAGAGAGTGAAATAGAAACTTATGTGATAGGCAATATGAATGGAAATGTTTTTAAATCAAAACGTACACCATCTAGAATTATTACAGTTGAATATTTGCTACGCGCTTCCAATCTAGAGCAATTACGTAAGAAGTTTAATCAGTTAAATGCTTTTCTAGCAGTAGAACAGTCTACGCTTATCTTTAATGATGAAGCGGATAAATTTTTTGTCGGTACAAAAGAAAAAGTGAGTAGGGGTATAGTGGGAACTAACAGTTATGTTGGTGAAATAGAGTTTTATTGTACTGACCCTTTTAAGTATTCGGTCAATAAATATGTAGCATCTCTTGTAGATGATACGTTTCTAATTAATTACGATGGAACTGAAAAGTCATATCCTACACTAGAGGCGAAGATGAATGGTGAAAATGGATTCGTGGGCTTTGTTAATCAAGACGGTGCGATTTTACAGTTTGGCAATCCAGATGAGGTGGACCGTGAGGTATTTGAAAAATCACAAACGTTAATATATGAGGCGTTCTTTACTTCGTCAGATTTGGCAGGGTGGACATTAAACAATGCAACGATTGTTCGTACTTTTAGTCCCCACATTCAAGTTGGCAGTGTTGCTGTAAATCCAGATGATGATACAAGGTTAGGGTTTTTATCTCCAAGCAACTATGGGACAGGTGCGCATTGGCATGGACCATCGATTACAAAAAAACTTCCACCCGACAAAAACGGTCATGTGGGTGCGAGAAATTTCACGCTTTCATGGGTACATTATTTTGCGATTTATGATAATAGTAACATGGGAGTTATTCAGTTTTTACTTACGGATAAGAATAGGAAAAATGTTGCTTCGATGGTATTCTTTAAAAACCAAACGACAAATGCAGGACATTTTGATTTGTATGCGCAGGGAAAGGTGCTTAGACAACCAAGCGCATTGCCACATCTTTGGACTGAAAATGAAGTGACGGGAAGAACGAAAGGGCGATCGAGTATTTCTAAGTTTGAAGATGAACTTACTTTTAAAGTGGGGAGTCAGACGTACAGCTTTGTTGTTCCAGAAATCAAGGATATAGAAGTAACAGAAGTCAGCGTGTACTTTGGGCAATGGAGTAATCAACGGCAAATGTCGGCGAATGTGCTACGTTCTATACGTTTCGATACTCATAGCGTTACAACGTGGAATGACATACCTAATAAATTTCAAAATGATGAGGTTTTAGCAATAGAATGCGAAAAGGGTGAGGTAAGAGTAAATGAAGTTGTGCAACATGGGCTTGGTGCACTTGGAAATGATTGGGAGAAGTTCTTTTTAACGCCTGGCGTAAATCAGATACAGTGTCTGAACTCTGAGTGGGCAAATCGTCCCAATTTTAATTTGAGTTATAGAAAGGTGTGGTTGTAGTGATTATATATTTTACAGATAGAAGAATGAATATACTAGGGCAAGCGAGTACGGATTTACCACAAGGGCTTGTATTTAGTGATGATGTTAAGACTGAGGAAATAAGTGTAGGTGTAAAGAGCTTTCAGTGTAGAATGCCTTACACTGAGGAAACAAGAAAAGAAGTTGAATCTGTTACAGGGGTAGGGAATTATCTTTTAATGCAAGATGGAGACGAATCTAGTTTTTATACAATTATTGAAACGGAAAATGATACAGCTACAGGGGAGGTTTACATTCTTGCAGAAGATGCAGGAATGGATTTGCTGAATGAAATCAATCCAGCGTATGAGGCAGATAAAGCATATCCTATTTCGCATTATATTAATTATTTCGCAGTAGACACGGGCTTTGAAATTGGAGTGAATGAGGTTAGCAATTTGAGTCGTAAGTTGTCTTGGGAGGGAGAAGCCACAACAACAGCGAGAATTTTATCAGTGGGCACGCAGTTTGATGCTGAAATATCGTATTCGTTTGTGATTGAGAATATGAAGGTGACAAAGAAGTTTATCAACGTATATAAACAACGTGGCAAAGATATTGGTGTAGGGTTAAGGCTTAATAGGGATATTAATCGTATACGAACATCGAAATCAATAGCAAATCTTGCAACGGGGTTGTTGGTGAAAGGTGGAACGCCAGAGGGAGAAGAAACGCCAATTACTTTAAATGGGTTTTCTTATGATGATGGGCGTTTTTGGGTAGCAGGTTCATATTTGTTTGACAGAGAATCTAATGCAATTTGGAGCCGATACTTAATGAATCAAGAAGAGGGGAACAGCCATATTGTGCAACCATTTTCTTATGATACATTAAGCAAGTCGGAACTGTGTAATAGAGCAGTTTCAAGACTTAAAAGGCTATCACAAATCGAAGTGAACTATGAGGTGGATATATCAATTCTTCCAGCTAATATACGAATTGGTGATACGATTCGTATTGTAGATGATAATGGCGAACTGTATTTATCTGCTAGAGTGCTAAAGATGGAAACATCTAAGTCGAAAAATGAGGCGAAAGCAACTCTTGGTAATTATCTTATACAAGATAGTGGTATATCGCAAAGACTAGAAGAATTAGCAGAAGAGTTTAAAAGTATAGCAAAAGCAAGACCTCTATATACGTGGATTGTATATGCAGATACGCAGGCAGGGAATGGAATCAGTTTGAGCCCGACCAATAAAAAGTACATGGGGACAGCTACGAACCAATTTACGGACGTAGTCGATATTAGTGACCCATCTGTTTTTTCTTGGGCGCTTATTAAAGGAGCTGACGGCGTGGACGGAACAGATGGAGTGAATGGGAAAACAATGTTTACATGGGTTAAATATGCAGATTCTCCAACTACAGGAATGGCAGATACTCCGACTGGAAAGAAATTTATAGGGTTTGCATATAACAAGGAGACTGCAACAGAATCAACAAACTATCATGATTATACTTGGAGTCCAGTGAATCTTAATGGTGAAAATGGAAATGAAGTTTTCAATCCGACAATGTCGGGAATGATGGAAGCTACATCTAGCTACACGCAATTTGGTTGGAGTGCGAATAGTACACATTTCAGATATATTACACCCGAATCGGACTTTCCTACGGATTTCATTATGGAAATTGGTGGAACCAACAGTACAACGAAACAAGGGTGGTCGAGGAATATACCTGTTATACCTGGACAGACACTTAGTATTTTAGCAGAAGTAAAGACTAATATTCCGACTGCCACACGTACCGTTGTACAACTGCTACGTTTTTTTGATGATACGAAACCTGCGAATGCAACAGCACAAGCAGATACAGTCGGTGGCAACAGCTATGTTCACATGTTTAATGACGGACATTCACTCAAGGGAGCAGGGGTTATACAATGGAATAATGAATTAGTAAAAGCACTAACAGTAAATAAGTGGGGCATGTTTAGTTACTCGGTTAAGGTTCCAGAGGGAGCGTCATTTGTGAAAATTGGATACTATAACGGAAACGCAGGCACTACGACAAGAGTGTGGGGCAGGAGACCATTTATGCTTGCTAGTATTGCAGGCGAAGACGGTGAGCGAGGGCCACAAGGAGTTACAGGACCTAAAGGTGCTGACGGAACACCACGTTATACATGGTTAAAGTACGCAGATAGTCCTACCAGTGGTATGTCGGACAGTCCGACGAATAAGAAGTATATTGGATTGGCGTACAATAAGACCACTGCTACGGAATCGTCTAACTATGCTGACTATACTTGGAGCTTAATGCAAGGCGTAAAAGGAGATACGGGAGTTGCAGGACCTAAAGGTGCTGACGGTACTCAGAGATATACTTGGATAAAGTATGCAACGAGTGCGACTGGGGCTAGTATGTCGGATAGTCCTACAAATAGAACGTATATCGGTATTGCTTATAATAAGACGACTGCTACGGAATCTAATAATGCAGCAGACTATACTTGGAGTCTTATTCAAGGTGCAAAAGGAGATACGGGAGCAACTGGAGCTACAGGGCGAGGCATAAGTGGAACTGCTATTGCCTATCAAGCAAGCAGTTCGGGAACGACAGTACCAACGGGAACGTGGGTAGCCTCACCACCAAGTGTGTCAGCGAACCAGTTTTTATGGACGAGAACGGTCTTAACTTATAGTAGTGGTTCGCCAGCTACGACTACAAGTTATAGTGTGGGAAGAATGGGAGCGAATGGAGCTACAGGAGCTACGGGAGCTACAGGCACAGCAGGAAGAGGAATTAGTTCTACAGCTGTTACTTATCGAGCTGGAACGAGTGGAACGACAGTGCCATCGGGTACATGGACGACTACAGTACCGTCTGTAGCAGACAATCAATATTTATGGACTAGGACGATTATTACCTATACAAGTGGTACTCCAGCCACAACGACTAGTTATAGTATTGGTAAAATGGGAGCGCAGGGTACAAGTGGAATTATTGTATCTAGCACGGCACCGTCAAGTCCGACGACTGGACAATTATGGCAGACAGCAGCAGGGCAACGCATTCAACGTTGGAACGGTAGTGCGTGGGTAACTCATACGTTCCATGCTGACAATATTTCGGCTGCGAATTTGAGTGCGATTAGTGCGGATTTGGGTACGGTTACGGCGGGTACTATAAAGGGAACTAACATTGAAGGTGCGAATATTACAGGTGCCAAAATAGTGAATACGTTTACGAATGTTCAATACGCTGCAAATGCGCGACTAACAGGACAAGTAATTATGGAAAATGGAAATATTGAATGTAAGTATACAGTGGCAGCAGGTGGTAGTGGCTCATATCGCTTAGATCCTATAAGTGTAAATGGGCATATAGCGGATGCAAATGGAAATGTTGTAAGTGCATTTCTTTTAAGTGTAGATGGTCTTACGTTACAACGAGGTACACCATCAAGAATATTAACGTTTGACGACTTAGGAAATATTCCAATGGCGCCACGAGTTCAAGACGGTTGGACGATATTAGAGAATAAAAACGGAGTAGTAGAACTATACACCTATATCTCTAACACAAGCGCAACTACGAATGTGGTCACTGTGAATAAGAACTTTCCCTTTACATTCACATCTATTTTAAACGCATCGGTTAATTCGATATTTAACGCTTGGGCAATTAAAAAAGCGTATGCTAATCAGCAAGATGGAATGACGGTAAGAAATAGATTACAGCTAGCGTATATAACGGACGATGCATCATCGAGGAAATATGGTTTTTCTATACACATTGTTGGGACTAGATAATAAAAATTGAATGGAGGAGAATAAAATGAATAAGATGGGAGAAATAAACATGTTTGAATATATGCGAGAACTTATTAAGACAGAAGATGCAAGAATACTTTTTATCCTAGGAATCATTTGCATAGCAATGGCTATTGATTTTCTAAGTGGCACTATTGCAGCGAAGATTAGCCCTAATATCGAATTTAAAAGTAAAGCAGGAATAGATGGTATTTTGCGAAAGATTACGAGTGTAATATTGCTCGTATTTTTTATACCTGTTTCTGTGTTGGTTCCAAACAATATAGGCACGGCACTTCTTTATACTTTATATGTTGGGTACTTGATTATGGAGTTGCAAAGTATTTTGGAAAATTATAAGAAAATGGGTGGAGATGATTCGGTGTTTCAAAGGTTTGTGGATAGTTTTAAGAAAGATGATGGTATGATGAAATAGGATTATATAACAGTTTGTGAAGTGGGGGCATTTTTGATATTGATATAGATATGCGATATGAGGAAATCCCCTTTTTTTAATGAGAGAAGTATGATAAAATGAACTGAATAAAAATATAAGGCAGAGAAGTCTTGGCGGAAAGGTCGTAGCTAGTGGAAATATTGTATGGAAAAGCAATACGAAAGTTAAGAGAATTTATAAACAAATCAAGAGGCACGACAGAGGGGGAAGAGGAGGCGAAACGCTTTTTAGAGAATATTGCTAGACGTGCGATGTCAATAGATATCCAAGATGCAGAGAGCATAAATCATAGAAGAGTTCTTGCTGAGGAAATTGAAAAATTTTCAAAAAATATGTTCTCGAAAATCACCAAGATTGATAGTTGGCATATTAAGCAAAACGTGGAATATGTTACTTGGATAAATAAGAAGTATAGATTAAACAAAAAGGGAAGAAAAAAACACAGTCGCACAAAGAGAGGTTTTTTACGCAGAACTAGGAGTGAATGTTGGAAATGAACAAAATAAGTGTCGACCAGTTGTTGTTTTACAAAATAACACAGGAAACATCAACAGCAATACTACTGTTATAGCTCCAGTAACGACACATCAAACATCGGCGTGTTTTGATGAAATGCAAAATAGATGGTATGTTGAAAGAAATGAAAACGGAAGAATAGCGAAAAAATATTTGGGATTTTATGAGATACCGCTGAAACTGGAGGGTGAAAATGCAGAAAGTGTTTTTGGACTTGTAAATGTTGCACAAATTCGAGTAATTGATAGAAAGAGAATTGTAGGGGCAAAGAAAGGTGTTGCAACGCAAGAGTGTTTCAATGCGATTAAAACGGCAATAGAGAGAAATTTAAGATAATAGCAGAATGCAGATATCATATTGGAAAAAATGCTTAAACGTTACAAAATACGGAAGCGTACAATCAATGCAGATTTAATTGTTGACTTGTAAACGTAAATGTGCTAACATACACATACAAAGACAGAGAAATTTGTCAAGTAGATTTATGCTAAGCATAGATCATCAAAAGCAATAAAGCAAAATGGCACTCAGTGTTGTTTAAGCAAAGACACCTTTCGGGGTGTTTTTGTTTGTTCATAAAAACGAATTAGAAGATAGAGATTAGTTAATACAGTAAAAAGAGCACCTATAAGGGGGTGCTCTTTTTAATATGTAAAGAAAAGGAGAATGAAAGTATGAGTAGAGATATGACATTAGTACACCCAAGATTACAAGAAAAGATAGAATTACTAAAAAAGAGATTTCCAAAGATTGGCTTTAGTGATGGAATGAGAACAAAAGCAGAACAAGACGCACTGTATGCGCAAGGAAGAACAAAGGCAGGGAAAATTGTTACAAATGTAAAGTATCCTAACAGCCAGCATAATTGGGGGATTGCAGTAGACTTCTTCCATAACCAAGTAGGTAATCTATACCCTCTATCGTTTATGAATGAAGTTGGATCCTATGCAAAAAGCATTGGTTTAGGCTGGGGAGGTGATTGGACTAGCTTTGTAGATAGACCCCATTTATACTTGCCAGATTGGGGGAGTACGACAAGCAAACTTACAAGCCAATACAAAACACCAGTAGAATTTCAAAAGACTTGGGGAAAAGTGGCAACAAGCACTCCGACACCTGTACAGCCAAAGCCAACATCGCCCACAACGTCCACAAGTGGCTATACAGGCGATTCTATTGTTGCATACTTAAATAGTATAGGTGTAGATGGTTCTCAAGCTAATCGTAGAAAATTAGCCGTACAGTATGGTGTTGCTAATTACGATTTATCAGCTAAGAAAAACTTAGAGCTTTTAGCTAAAATGCGAAATAGTAATAATGTTAGT